CTTCGGAAGATATTGCTATCACCATGAGCGATCCGTCGAAAGCCTCAATCTTTACCCGCTGCGATGAAGAAGTTCGTAGTCTTACTTATTTACTAATGCCTTTATCAATCAACTATTAATATGAAAAAACAAAATTCATTCAAACAGACCATTCAATCTTACTTGGATAAGCGGGCAAAGTCTGATGAACTGTTTGCTGTAGCCTATAGAAAGAAGAATAAGAGCATTGATGAGTGTCTTGCCTATATTATGGGCGAGGCTCTCAAAGAAAGTAGTACGATAAGTTCTGGAGTAAAAGGATGCGGGATGGATAATGACATAGTATTCGGAATGGCGGTCCATTACTACGATGAAGATGATATCAAAGTTAATAAGCAAACCAATTATAAGGTATCAGCTGTGAGTGTGAAAAAAGAAGCAGCTACAGAACTTCTGGAAACTAAAAAGCCTGCTTCCTCCCCTAATAAGCGTAAAGGGAAGAAAACAGAAATACCATTAGGGCAATTTTTATTATTTGAAGACCTATGAAACCGAAAACAGAGTTACAAAAGCAGATAGTCAAACTCAGCGGAAAACTCCCCGCATTGACTGAAAAACAAAGAAGATGGGGAATTATGAATGCGATGGACCATGTAGGACTGCGCCTAAAAAAAGGTCTGATAACCTGCACCCACTGTGGGAAAATCTTCTATGACCTCATGAAGTTGGAAGATGGAGAAATGGATATCTGTCCGAATTGTGGCACCCATCTGAAGATTGAGACCACCACCCGTAAATCATGCCGGGATAATGAATACTTTAATATCATCACCACCTGTCATGGCTTTCAGGTCTTTAGGTATTTCTATATCAGAAAAGAGTTCCATTCCGGAAAGGAGGCATCGTATTGTATAAGAGAAGTTGTCCAGAACTGGATGTCTGCCGATGGGAAATTCAAAACAATGGCCCTGCTTGCAAACATGCACTCGTATTATCGCGATGCATGGTGTCTTGGCACTGACCTTGAAATAAGAGCGAACGACAAAGAGGCTTATCACATCGGCTGTGATGCTTGTTATCCTGTACGCCGTTATCTGTCGGCATGGAAAAAATACGGATTCAAAGGAAAGGTGCATAGTATATACGCTCTTGACTTCTTCCGTTTGATCAGCACGGACAGTACTGCTGAAACCCTCCTGAAAGCCGGACAGTATGAATTGCTTAGGATGTTTTGCGCAGGCAAGGATTATGAGATAAAAAGAACATGGCCTACAATCAAAATCTGTATGCGTAACAACTATGTGGTAAAGGATACCTCCATGTGGTTTGACTACCTTGATCTCCTGGGAGATGAAGGCAAGGATCTCCGTAACGCTCACTATGTTTGTCCTGATAATCTGAATTCCGCTCATGACTTTTATATGGAAAGGAAACGCAGAAAAGAAGAAAAGGAACGTCGTCAGCGTGATATGAAACAAATGGAGGCACTGAAAAAATACGAGAAGGAGTATGAGAAGCTCAAATCGAGATTCTTTGATCTAAATATTTCTGATGGTAACATCATCATAGTCCCTTTAAAAAGTCTCGATGAGTTTAGACAGGAAGGTCAAATCATGCATCACTGCGTATTCACGAACAACTATTTCAGAAAAAAAGACTCTTTAATCCTCTCTGCCCGCATCGGTGAAAAACATATTGAAACCATCGAGGTGGATCTGAGTAAGTTTCAGGTAATCCAATCACGTGGTATATGCAACAAGGATACCGAGTATCATGGACGAATTATTGATCTCGTAAAAAAGAATATGAACTTAATACGTCAAAAGCTGACGGCATAAAAAAGATCTAAATATGGCAAGACCATTAAAACAGGGACTGGATTATTTTCCTTTAGATACAGATTTCTTATCTGATAGGAAAGTACGCAAGATAATAAATGCTTGTGGCCCAAATTCCGTCACTATACTAATTTGCCTGCTATGTAATATCTACAAGGATAAAGGGTATTACATCGTGTGGGACAAAGAAATGCCTTTTGATATTGCTGATATAGTCGGGGTATCCGAGGGCGCTGTAAGTGAAGTCGTGAAGAAGGCCCTACAAGTGGAATTATTCGATAACACCCTGTATAGAAAGTTCCATATTTTATCTTCCCGTGGTATTCAAAATAGATTTAAAAGCTGCACTTCAAAAAGGAAAGATGTTGAAATTATCCCTGATTTTTGGATTAATGACGTCAATAACTCGATTAATGACGTCAATAACTCAATAAATGTAGGTGATAATGAACAAAGTAAAGTAAATAAAAGAAAATCTTCTCCCCCACATATACGCGTGGGAGAACTGTTTCCGACTGATAGTTTTTTCGACAAGTCTTTGGACGATTGCTATACCGAACTTAAATCGAACCGATCGTGGGCGGAGACAGTAACGATGAATACTCGTTCTTCCGGAAACCCTGATTTCACATTAGAGGATTTTCACGAGTGTCTGAAGCTGTTTTTCATGGAGCAACAGAACAAAGGCGAAACATCAAAATCTCCTAAAGATGCGATGTCCCATTTTGCCAGTTGGTTGAAAATTGAACTTAAAAACAAGAAAGATGAACGGAGAATTAATAAAAGCAGGGATACAGGCGGTGCTAAGCCCATTGCAGATAGTCCAGGAGACAGCAGTGATCCGAAAGGAGTTAACTCCGATACAGCAAGCCTTACAAGCTGGATCGACGGCCTCTCAATTGGTCGCTGAATGGAGTGGAACAATCGCACAGTTGAACTGTAATGTCTCATTGTGTGACGTAGCCAATGCCGGGAATATCCCTACTCTGGCCGACGTAAACAGGAGTTTTAGCAATTCAACATCGGTAGAGATTATCACGCAGCATTTGAAGTCAGTACTCAGCTATGCCGGTGTTGAGTTAACCGATGCCCAGCTAGCGGAAACAGCTCTGTCGATATTGTCCAGCTACTGGTATCTGAACCTGGCCGAGTTATGTATCTTCTTCTCTCAGCTAAAAAACGGCAGCCGTGGGCAGTTCGTTTGGGGATCGAAGATAAACAATCAAGCGATCATGGTGGCGCTTGCCGATTTCTGCAAAGACAGGCGTCGTGAAATCGAACGTAAGGAAAGCGCAAAGATACGTCAAGACACGGAGAATGGATATTCACGATCTGAGATGCTGAGTAAGGATATCGTTCTAGGTACGAAAGGCATTCGAAATACTAGAGAAGAAGCTATGCAGAGTTTCGAGGCCTTCTTAAAGTTCTTTCCATATCTACCAGACAGATACCCCCCGGAAGTACTTTGGAGAGCATGGAGAGGCGACAATGAAGCCCTGCAAACGATTTACGGTGATAAGATTCCCGCTAAAGAAGTCGCAGAGAAAGATATCGGGATGTATTTATGCAACTACAATATTGCTAAGAGTAAAGAAAATGAAAAAATATGAGATATTGGCTGTTATCACCATTGCAGCCATAGTTTTTTATACTGTATGTTATTACGTACTGTATTGGTACATAGACAAGTATATATATGAAAATTAAAGTATTGACAGTAAAACAACCCTGGGCGTCGTTAATAGTCCATGGTATAAAAGATATTGAGAACCGGACATGGAGAACGAATTTCCGTGGACGGGTGCTAATACATTCCAGTGGTTCATATGGAAAGAAATTCAAAGTGAATTTGACTGATGAACAAGCAAAGGAAGCATTTACTACAATTGCTAAAGAGTGTATGTTTGGTTGTTTACCATTTGGTTCTATCATCGGTAGTGTAGAGATAGTAGACTGCGTACTGAATCATCCATCTGTATGGGCAGAGAAAGGCGTTTATCACTGGGTACTCGCTAATCCTATTCTCTTTGAGAAACCCATCGTGGACGTGAAAGGTAAGTTAGGATTATGGAATTATGAGTGGGAGGAAACGATATGCTTATAGATTGCGGTAAATGTTCATCAAAGATAGGCTGTGTACATCTTGCCAGTCGAGATTTCTCTAATTGTTGGCAATACAGAGAAGTTATAAAAGAGAAAAAGGAAAAGATTGCTATCGAAGCAATGAAAGCTATGTTATCTAATCCTTCATTAGTTATAGGGAAAAAGAATGATACACCAAGTTCAATAGCAAGAATTTCAGTAATGATTGCCGATGAAATGATGAATCTATTGAAATAATGCTAGAAAATAAAAGCGGCCGGCGTACCACCGCCGACCACTCTCATAAGCACAAAGCTTATAGCTATTAGGAACAGCAAATATATAAAATCTTTGTGCTTATGGCAAGTAAAGCAGTAAATAATTACATAACAAAACGTTACGAACGCTGGCTTGATTACTCTTTGTATCATTGTGGGCTTGCCGGCATTCCTGATGAAGCGACAGATGTCTTGAATGAGGTTATTTGTTCGCTCCTTCAAAAGAAAAACAGGTTGCTGGACAAACTACTTGAAACAAAAAAAAATGGCTATACAGAGCTTGATTTCTTTGTTTTGAAGATGATAAAGCTAAACGCATCCTCTCCTACTTCACAGTATAGGAGTAGATACAAGCCCCTGCCTGTGGATGATAATGTAGATTATTCCAGGCTAGATATTGAGAATATTTCAGATGAATCAGAAGATCGAAACGCTGAAATATTAGACAAGCTGCACATAGTAAGGGAAACATTCGAAAGCCTAAACCTTGGTACGACAGCTACCCGCGTTTTTGAGTATCGTTTCTTCCAGGATGGCAATTTCTCTGAATGGGAAGGCCCAGAGACATTGAAACAACTATATGAGATTTATAACGGAGTGCAGGAACTTATTAGAAAGAAAATTAATGGAAGTTCATTGTTCTAATTTGCAATATTATTACTTTTGGTAAAAAAATAACAAAGACATGATTCCAATAGAACCTTATCTTAAGGACTTTAAACAATATCTTGACGCTAATTCAAGATGCATATTATCAGCTAAATTCGGCAATGGGAAAAGCTACTTTATCAGTAGTTTTATTAAAGAATATTCAAATGATTATCTGTTCATTCCGATATATCCTGTAAATTATCAAGTAATGGATAATAAAGACATATTTGAATTGATAAAAAGGGATATATTAATTAAACTACTTTCAAGTGAGGAGATTAATATCAATGAAATAGAATTGAATGCGGCTTCTTTGTTCTATTACTTTTTCACAAATAATCAAGAAGATAAGTTTTTGGATATTTTGAGCATAATCCCGGATATAAACATCTATGGAATTGACATTAATATTAGCTATGTTATTAAAAAGCTCAAAGAAGTAAAGGATAAATTTGCAACATATAAAAAACAATTTAAGTCAGATGATGAAACATATGAATCATATATCACCCAATTCGACTCACTAAAAGGTTCAATATATGAATTTGATACTATTTCGCAATTAATTTGTGACATCATTCGAGAATATAAAAATAAGAATCCAACAAAAGAGGTTGTACTAATTATAGAAGATCTTGATAGAATAGATCCTGCTCACATTTTCAGGATACTCAATGTTTTCTCCGCTCATTTTGATAGATATACTCCTGGACTGGTGGAATTTGATAAAACATGTGGAGATAACAAGTTTTGCTTAGATAAAATAGTCACAGTCTGCGATATTAATAATATCAAGAAGATATATGCCCATGTCTATGGAAAAGAGACTGACTTCATTGGTTACATAAGTAAATTTTCAAATAGTAAAGCATATGATTATTCTTTAACGGAGAAAATTAAGGAATTTCTTATTAATACATTGCTAGATAAAGACTTATTGAAATATCCTCAAATCTGTGACAGTCTTTCAGATTTGATTGTATCGTCAATGGATGAAAAAAGCACTGTAAAAAGTAATTTACGAATAATAAAAGAACGTATAGTTAATGCTAATAATTTAATAAGAAGCAAAAGTATAAATTTAAATCAAAGATTTGCAGGAAAATATATAACCTCTGATTCAGACTTTACAAAGTTGTTAGCTTTACTGAAAGCATTTGGATTTAGTTTTAATAATCTTAAAATAGAGTCTACTTTTGATGAATTTGTGAGAATCATAGGTAAATACTGGATATTAGCGGCTATATTTGGAAGGAACATTATTTTTGAACCTTGTAATAACAATATAAAAGTTGCGTATTACCGAGAAATAAGACAAGGAATTGGGGATTGGCTACAGTCAGATCCTATTTATAACTGCATTGATGGTGATCAAATTTTAGACTTTGATATATCAAATTGGGATGCAGAAGCTACAGTTCCATCATATATCTTTGACCAGATACACAATATAGTGAATTATCTAAATAGAGTATTCATTATTTAGATTAAATAAAACACAGTTTCAGTAGAGGAGCTTAATACAGAAAAACAGCCAAGGAGTCTATATTTTAGTTGAAATTCCTTGGTCATGAAAGAAAATGTAGAAATTAAAATTGATCCCCGGAACTATCGTATCCATGGGGACGAAAACAAGCGGCTTATCCACAAAAGCCTGGTTGAATGTGGAGCTGGTCGGTCCGTGTTGGCCGACCGTGATAATGTGTTAATCGCTGGAAACGGCGTCTATGAAGAAGCTCAAAAGCTAGGACTCAAAGTACGAATTATCGAGTCTGACGGCAAAGAGCTAGTTGTAATCAAGCGTACCGACTTATCTACGGAAGATGAAAAGAGGAAATTGCTAGCTCTAGCGGATAACCATACTTCCGATACTTCTGAATTTGATTTGGATTTGGTGATAGAGAACTTCTCGGCTGATATATTGAACGATTGGGAGTTTTCCGTAGACGATATTGAATTTTTGACCGATATCCCTAATTCTGACGATGAGAAAGATAATAATCTTTATACAAAGAAAATAGTATCTCCAATCTATACACCGACCGGCAATAAACCTGCAATATCAGAACTCTATAATCTTGAAACTTACAATTGTCTGGTGAAACAAATTCAGGATTGTAATTTAGACAAGCATACTAAAAAATTTCTTCAGATTGCAGCTTCAAGGCACATTGTTTTCGATTATGGAAAAATTGCTGAATTTTATGCTCATTCAAACAGCATCATTCAATATTTAATGGAAAATTCAGCTCTTGTCATTATAGATTTTAATAAAGCTATTGAACTAGGATATGTTTGTTTAAAGAAAGA